ACACCACGAAGACATGAGCGAAATGTATCCAGGTGCTCGCAGTCAACCAAAAAAGATCAAGGCAATTTTTGTACAAAATAAAGATGGAGAAAGATGGAAGTGTCCATTTAACTATCCGGCACTAGGATTTGCAATTGCACAACACGTAGACCATGGTGGAGTTCCACATGATCCAGCAGGTAAAGCAATTACTAAAATGGCAGAAGAAATTCATCAATTACAAGGCTTTCAAAGTAAAATTCGTAGAGCATCCCTGCATCCAGACGCATCAGGAATAACTGACCGTGCTATAGGCCGATTACATGAACTTAAAACGCAGATGGAGTGCTTAGGCAAACGTCATCATTATCAAAACTGGTTATCTGGTTTTAAAGGTACTGGCGATGAAACTAACCCAGTATTAGATGATGTGACAATGGAACAATATAAACAAAGGTTTACACAAACAAGTTTCCAAGAAGAACTATCAGAATTTTTCCCACTATTACATAAAATTATGAGTGAGGAAAACACAATTGACTTAGAAGCATATGTAGAAGAAGATATTGAAGAAACATTTGATGTTCCTGGATCTGCAGGCCAAATGGGACGACCAGATGAACAGTTTGAAGAATGGGCGGAATCAGTTGAAAATAAAGAACTAACTCCAGATCAAATTGGTGAATTGAAACAAGCATTAACAACATTAAAAGATGGCAAATTACCATTTGGGCCAGACGGACTTGCACCTATAACATTTTTTAATGATTTAATTGAAATACACCCAGAACTTGAAGATGAATTTAAAAAACAATTTAACCCTAAAAATCCAGAAGAAGATTCAATTGAAAGTACACTAGTTCCATGGGCAACAGAAAATTATCCTAATTTGTTAACAGCATTAGGTATTACAGCATCGAAAACTACAAATCAAGAACAGCCAGCTCCAGAACAAGGACAAGAACAACCTGCAGCAGAAAATGAGGAGATGGACGGTCCTCCTAATAAAACAATGGCAACACAGGAAGATGTTATTAGAGAAGTCGCCAAATTAGTTAAGAGTCGTTATAATAAAGATAATCCAGATGTAGGACCATTTAACGGAAAAGAAAATATTGCATTAGATGTTAAAAAGAAATGTACAGAAATGTTTGGCGATGAAATTGCTGAACAAGCTGAATCATTGGCCATGCAATTTATGGAAAAATTATCCGAGCGTTGGGGACAGAAACATGGCAAAGTTAGCCCTGATGATGGCCTGGCACGTTTGAAAGAATTATTAAACAATGTTAAGGCAAAAGTAGAAGGTATTGGTGATGTAACTAATAACGGCCATGCTCCGGGCAATAACATTATGAGTGCTGAAGACGCTGATATGGAAAGTATTTTAAAACTAGCAGGTATTAATAAATAAATTAACAAGGAATAATTAACATGGATTCAAGATTTTTTAGAAAATATTCGGATTTGATCAAAGAAGCTGAACAGATGAACGAGCTTAGTCCAGATCTAATGCGCAGAGCAGCAGATGCGGCAACCGCCAAGGCTGATAGCCTAAAAGGTCCCGAAAATAAAGCTGCTAGACAAAAAGCAAGAGATCAAGAAGAAAAGTTTTATAAAGGGCAGGTTGATAGATCTAATGCCAATCCTGTTGCAGGAACACAAGCAACAGCAAACGCTTATGCTGAAAAATTAAAACAAAATGGTTGGAATCAGATTACCAATCCTCGGCAAATTCAACAGGCAGCTGCATCACTTGGGTGGGACAAATATAGTGAACCACCACAAGGAGTAACATGGTTTACGCATCCGCAAAGCGGAGAGGCTGCATACATCGATCCTAAGAACGGTTACATGGTTCGTTCAAGTGACACCCAGCAACGAGTGCGTCATTCGTTTGGAAATGCTAAATCCATGCATCCAGCAGCAAGTGACTCGCAAAAATGGAATCCAAACAACCCAAATCAAAATATATTCCAACCGGGAGAATAATTGGCAAAATAAAATCAAAACATAGCAAGTTAACTCTTGCGATGATAAATAGATGTGTGTATACTTAACCGTATGCACACTTTTTTATTAAGTCAGTTGGCTTAATAAAATGGCATAAAACATTAAGGCACAACATTAAGGAGAATTATTATGGCCACATTAGCAGAAATCCGCGCGAAGTTACAAGCTTCAAGTCAACAAAATTCAAGCCAAGGCGGAGGCGACAATGCGATTTTCGCGCATTGGAATATTGCAGAAGGACAAACAGCAACAGTTAGATTCCTTCCTGACGCAGACCCAAACAACACTTTTTTCTGGATAGAACGTAACATGATTAAGTTACCTTTTGCCGGCGTAAAAGGTGACACAAATTCCAAACCAGTTACTGTACAAGTTCCATGTATGGAAATGTGGGGAGAGACTTGCCCAATTTTACAAGAAGTACGTCCATGGTTTAAGGATAAGTCATTGGAGGAAATGGGTCGTAAGTACTGGAAAAAGAAATCATACTTGTTCCAAGGATTTGTAGTTGATAGTAAATTACAAGAAGACAAAGTTCCTGAAAATCCAATTCGTAGATTTATTATGAGTAGCCAAATTTTTAACATTGTTAAAAATGCGCTTATGGATAGTGAGATCGAAGAATTACCAACAGACTATGTTCGTGGTTTAGATTTTAAGATTGCTAAAACATCAAAAGGCGGGTACGCAGATTATACAACTTCAAATTGGAGTCGTCGTGAACGTGCTCTAAGCGAAGCTGAAAATGAAGCAATTGCTAAACATGGTTTGTTTGATTTAAAAACATTCCTTCCAAAGAAGCCAACAGACGTTGAATTGAAAGTAATCAAAGAAATGTTTGAAGCAAGTGTAGATGGTGAGGCATTTGACATGGACCGCTGGGGACAATACTTCAAACCAGATGGGATGCGTGGAAACTATAACGGAAACACAAGTGCACCTGCAACAACTGCTCCTGCTGCTGTAGCTACAAAAGTTACTGCACCAGCAGATGACATTGATGAAGACGATGCTCCTACTGCCAGTGAACCAGTAACAACTCCATCAGCTAATGGTGAAGCCGGATCACGTGCCGCTGACATCATTGCGATGATTCGTAAACGTCAACAAGCATAATCGGGAGATAGATTTATGGCAAGGTCCTTCGACATATCGAAGTTCAGAAAGTCTATCACCAAGTCTATTGATGGACTTGGTATAGGTTTTAATGACCCAACAGACTGGGTAGGAACTGGAAATTACGCACTCAATTACCTAATCAGTGGAGACTTTTTCAAAGGTGTACCACTAGGTAAAGTAACAGTATTTGCTGGCGAATCAGGCGCTGGCAAAAGTTATATTTGCTCCGGCAATATTATTCGACATGCACAAGAACAAGGCATTTATGTTATCTTAATTGATAGTGAAAATGCACTTGACGAAGCATGGCTACACGCATTAGGTGTAGATACAAGTGAAGATAAACTTCTAAAACTTAACATGGCAATGATTGATGATGTAGCAAAAACTATATCAGAATTCATGAAAGAATATAAAGTTATGGATGCTGCAGAGCGTCCAAAGGTTATGTTTGTAATTGACAGTTTAGGAATGTTGTTAACTCCAACTGACATCAATCAGTTTGAAGCAGGCGAAATGAAAGGTGATATGGGTCGTAAACCCAAAGCACTTACAAGTCTTGTTCGTAACTGTGTTAATATGTTTGGTAGTTATAATGTTGGGTTAGTTTGTACTAATCACACATACGCAAGTCAGGATATGTTTGATCCAGATGATAAAATATCAGGCGGACAGGGATTTATCTATGCAAGTAGCATTGTAGTTGCTATGAAGAAACTTAAACTTAAAACTGATGAAGATGGTAACAAGACTACAACGGTTAATGGTATTCGTAGTGCTTGTAAGATTATGAAAACACGTTATTCCAAGCCATTTGAAAGTGTACAAGTTGAAATTCCTTATACAACCGGAATGAAACCTACTTCAGGATTAGTTGACTTATTTGAAGACAAAGGAATCTTGACAAAGTCTGGAAATAAGTTACAATATATAAGTAAGAAGACTGGCGAGATCACATCCGAGTTCCGCAAAAATTGGACAGAAGATAAACTGATGACAATTATGTTGGAATGGGATAACTCTGTAGTTGCGCCAGTTGAAGTAACAGAATCATCAGAGGAAGAATAATGGAAGAAGATTTAATCATTGAAGTTTGGGACGTTTTTAAGGAATATATTCCTGAAAAAAACAAAGACACAGCTGCAAATCACTTTGTAGACTTTTTACTTGGTAAAGATGTTGATCAAAGCGTTTTAGAAGCACTTGTTGGGTTTGACAGTCATTTAGATGATGCAATCGAATTAGTTCTTGATAAAGAAACAGAAGACGATTACACTGATGATGACGAGTATTTCGAAGACGAGGATTAATTATGTCTTGGTATGCTAAAGTCAGCAAAGATATAGCACACCTTCCAGACTGTTTAGATTATTTTTACAAAGAAAGCGAAACCGCAAGACGTGAGA